GGTTAAAGTATTTAACTCAGCCACAAGAACCACTAAAGGGTACAAGGAATTTAAGGTTAATAACCCCGATATACCCACTATCATTCTTACTAAGGAGTACGACAGAATTATGCGGATGCAAGATGTGTTGTTTTCTCATAACGAAGTGAATGACTTACTCCAACCCGAAGGGGAGAGGGAAGTAGCTAACGCTTGGCAAGATGAGGATACTGGTGTGTTTTGTAAGGGTAAGGCTGACTACCGTAATGGCTCAACCTTAATAGACCTTAAGACTACTGGTGATGGTAGCTTGTATGGGTTCTCAGGCTCTTGTAGAAAGTATGGGTACGATAGACAATCAGCCTTCTATATGGATGGTTTCGATTGTGATGAGTTTGTGTTTATAACTCAAGAAAAGGAGAAACCCTATAATGTGTCTATATTCTACGCAGGAGAAGAATTCCTACAAAGAGGTAGAGGTGAGTACAAGTACTTGCTAGACACTTACAGAAGGTTCTTTATTGATAACGAAGAGGTTGTTGAAGAACACCTTGTAATGGATACACTGATATGACATTAAGAGAAAAACTAAGGGAACAACGTATCAACGTAACGTGGTTATCCGAAAGAATAGGGGTTAGCCGACCTACCCTATATAAATACTTAGACAAACCTGACGAGTTTAAAGTTAAACACGCTAGGAGAATCGCAAAGTATTTAGACATGACAGAAAGGGAAGCAATAATTAATTTTTTTAAACAAGCTGAAAGCTATGAGTAAAACAGAGAAAATTTACATTGGAAACGGAACTGAGAAGTTCGATGGTGGATTGGTAGAGTTCTCACTAAACCTATCTAAACTAAGTAGTGAAGCAAAGGATCACTTCTTTGAGTACAACGGAGACAAGTACATTAAGTTAAAAGTTGTCAGAAAACGTGATGGTGCTGATGAGTATGGTAAGACTCATTACATTGAGGTAGATACATTTAAACCTGAGACTAAAAAAGCTGAGGTTCAAGAGTCTTCTGACCTACCGTTTTAATATAAGTTAAATATAGGGGGGTAATCGTAACGAGGATTTCGATCCCAATTTACTCCCCTGTATTTTCTTTAACCTTAACCAGACCATTATGAAATTAAGAGTATCAGATACAGACATAGTAATTACCGACAGATTAGATTTTGTTGAGATTGATGGAGAGTCTATATTCTTTCATTTTGGAGATAAGACCCACCAATCTATTTTTAATAATGACTTAGAGTCTCAATGCGTATTCAATAATATGAACGCTTGTATGGTAGTTACAGATGTTAGGTTCGAGACTAAAGAAGCTAAGGCTACAGAGGATGAGAGAAAAGAAAAAGGCTTTGAAATGTTTTGGAGTCTATACGATAAGAGGGTAGACAAAGGTAGGGCAAGGAAAGCCTTTATGAATATGCCTCTAAAAGATATGTACGCAGCAGTTGAGGGTGTTAAGGCTTATGTTGATTCTACACCCGACAAGAAGTACAGAAAGATGCCCACTACTTGGTTAAACAATAAGGGTTGGGAGAGTGAGATTAAAGTTGATAAAAAAGCCACAAACCGATACGTTAAACCAAAATACATAGACGATGAAAGATAATATAGAGATGGAGAAGGGGCTTCTTGGTAGGATAATGATGAACCCTAAAGATTATTATGACTGCCATAGCTTAATGTCTGAGGATATATTCTCAGACCCATTAAATAGGAAGATATATAAGGTAGTTGCTGATAGGTTAGATAGAGGGGAGAAGGTTGATATGCTAATTGTATGTAGCAAGATTAAAGACCCTCTAATAGACTTTAGGGTTGCTGAATGCTATAGCGGTAATCATAGTAACTACATTACAGAACACATGATTTTATTCTTATCTCAGGAAGAGAAGAAGGTAAGGTTAAAGAAGTTAGTAGAGATAACAAATAATAAGATTAACAAGGGTGTTGATCTTTTTGAGATACTTGAGTTTATTGATAGGGAGTTAAAACCTATATCAGACATTAGGGGTAGTGATATTCCCGATATAAAGAAACAACTTAAAGTTCTACACGATGACATAAGAAGGAGGATGGACTCAGATGATATGATCGGTCTTCCTACAGGTTTCCAATCAGTCGATAAGTTTACTGGGGGGTGGCAGGAAACTGATCTTATAGTCATCGGTGGGGCTTCTTCTATGGGTAAGACATCATTAGGTCTATCGTTCTGTTATAACTGTGCGAAAGAAGGGATACCATCTGCAGTATTCTCTTACGAGATGGGGGATACCCAATTACTACAACGACTTGTTTCCCTAGAGAGTGAGGTTAACAACCGATATATAATGAAGGGGACACTAGAATCTAGTGAGCTTAAGAGGGTTGATAGAGCTATAGGTAAATTAGAGGATACCACCCTGTTTATAGATGAGTGTAAGGATTCTTCGCTCAGATACCTACTTAATAAAATCCGTCAGTACGTTATAACAAAAGATGTTAAGTTTTTCTTAGTTGATTACTTGCAGTTAGTTAAAGCTGCTGGATCATCAAGAGAGCAAGAGGTGGCGGTAGTGGCTCGTGAGCTTAAGAATATAGCTAAAGAGCTTAATGTAACGGTGGTAGCCCTATCTCAGTTGAGTAGAGGTGTAGAGCGAAGGGACGGTTGTAGACCTAGCCTGTCTGACCTACGAGAGAGTGGTGAAATTGAACAGGCTGCTGATATTGTTATGTTAGTATATAGACCCGAATACTATGGGATTATGGCTGATGATAGTGGTCAATCAACGGAGGGCTTAGTAGACCTAATCTTTGCGAAGGGTAGGAATATAGGTACTGGTACTTTACCGCTTAAGTTTAAGAAGGAGTTCACTAAGTTTAGTGATCCTCAAGATTATGAGGAGAAGTTTATAGCAGCTCAACCAAACGAATCTTTTTAGTTATGGATTTCGACTCAGTAGTACATTTTTTAATAGGGTTTTTCTTTATCCTATGGGTTATTAAAGAATTAATAGAGACATTATGACAAGAGAAGGTATTTTTAAAGAGGCTGTTAAAACGGTGAGCGAAATCACTGGTGTATCAAAAACTGATATACTGTCCAAGAACAGATATAGGATTAATGTTAACGCTAGAAAGATACTGATATACTTCCTTAGGGATAAGTATAACATGGGTTGGACTGTTATGGCTAATATGCTTAATATGAACCACGCATCAGCGATATACTCCTATAAGTACGTAGTAAATAACGCTGAATACGATAAGGATATTAGGGTTTTTAAAACAAGGATAGACGCTATAGATGACAGTAATAACATGAGACTTAGAAAGCATTTAATTTCTATAATTAAGAACTCAACCGTATCGGTTGACACAAGGCTTGATAGGTTGATAGAAATCATTAGAGATGAAAAAGGGAATATATCACAGCACGATCTATTACAAATGGAGGACTATACGATACCTAAAGGGGGTGGCAAAGCCATCAAAAAAATGGAAGGAGTCTAAGTATACTACCTGTACAACTGGTAGAACTCCCGAAGAGGTTAGTAAAATTAATCATTTGATGAGTACTTTAAGGTTGAGGTGTAAGTCAACAAACGAAGTAGAGATAAAAATAACAGGGATTGTAGAGCATGATTATTTATGTATGTCCCACGATGTTCACTAAGGTATGGCAAAGTTTAAATGTAGTAAGTGCGACAAAGAGTTAGAACTAACAAAGCATAGTATTAAGGTTGTTGATGGAAGTATTGTATCTCCTGAGGCTACGTGCTGTGACGAGTATATGGATACTATAAAGGAGAATGGTGGTCTTGGAGGGATCATCAAGAGACCAGGAGGTAGAATAAGAGGAAAATTTTAGAGGCTATTCGTAGTACGTGATACTGCAACCTAATTATCGTCTAGTCTCAACCCTTGCTAGGTTAATTTAATTTGTCTCAATCTAGTGAGTTAATACGTGAGTAAGCTACGTGAACGCTGCACACCAAGGAGTGGCGAAACGGTAAACGCAGAATTTCTTATCTAGAGTCGGAGTAATTAACCGTATGGAGCTAGGTGGTTCGGAAGTGGTACAAGTCCACATAAAGGCTGTGATGTCCTTCGTGCAGGTTCGAGTCCTGCCTCCTTGACAACGAGAGCTTCCTGCGTGAGTGGAGCATACAATGAAAATCCAGAAATCTTACAGTAACTTAAACCAAGATGGAAAAAAATAAAGAGTTCAAACACGTTACAAGTGAGTTAAAATTGGCTACTGATATTAGGAATATTAAAAGTAAGCTAGAAGAGTTGACTCCATTATTAGATGAATTAACAGCTATGATAGACGCTAAGGATGTTAATGTCGCTAAACTGGTTGGCATTGTAAATGAGTATAAAAAAATAAAAAGCTAGGAGTTATGTATAAGTTTATTTTAATTGCGATGGCAATACTGGCTATTTATTTGTCTTACGAAGAATATAGAAGTAGTAATAAGTCGTAAAATATTAAGACATTCTAGGGGATATTTAACTTGTTAAATACCGATTTCTAACCCTATGAATGTTAGTGCGTGAGCAAGCTACGTGAGTGCTGCACATCATACGAGAGCACCAAGCGTGAGTTGGGCATATAGTGAAAATCCTGTTAATGAGAATCAATAGGTAAGAAGTCCTAAGCTGGGGAGCTTAGGCAAAATTAGCATCAAAAGTAAAGCTCTTGGGTAGGAGATGTCTTACTCAGGGCTCACTTTTGGTCAACTTGTAAGGATTACTTACAACTTAAAAATAAAAAGTTATGGAAATAATATCAAATTGTTGTACTGCACCAGTAATAGAGGAAACCGATCTTTGTTCCGCTTGTATGGAACATTGTGACCCTGTAATATTAGATGATTAATTAACTAAAAACTAGGAAGATGAAAAAAGTATTATTAATTTTGTGCGTTATATTTTCGGGCTTAGTACAAGCTCAAAATACTGACCTTAAAATATGGGAGTCTCAGTATTCAGAGTTTCGTGAATGGAATGCAGACTCAGCGAAATACTTAAACTACCATGGCGGATGGCAGAAAACCAAGTTCGCCTACACTAAGGAGTTTATCGCTATTGAGTTAGAGGAAGATAAGGTGAAAAAGATTTGGTGGGCTTATTACAACAGCCCTAACAACTATACAGATTGTTATTATACTGAACATGATGCCTTTAAAATATGCGTTAATACAAAAGAAGATAAAGTCAATATCTGGGGTAACGCCATAGATGGTAGGTTTACAACCGTCTGGACTTTGAGTAAAATTCATCAAGTAAAACAAAGCGAATGAGAACACTATTAGAATGGAGATGCGGATACTGTGATAGTATCCAAACATCCGACAGCGCTAAAAGATGGTCTATGGATTACTGCCAATGCGGAGAATCCTTTGTGGACTTAGAGGAACACTACCAACGTAGCATGGGAGAGGTTGTCGTTATAAATACATCAGTCTTTGGCGAGATAGATCAAGACTTAGATAAAGACATTAAAAAACACGATGTTAAGTCAGAGTTTGATGAATTTCTAAAGATGTATGAAGCGTCATGGAATGCAGACTCAGCGAAATACTTAAACTACCATGGCGGTAAGAAGATACGTGAGGGAATAAATGAGGGAACAAGTGAGGGAATAAATGAGGGAACAAGTGAGGGAATAAATGAGGGAATAAATTCTGAGAAGAAGATGACATTTGCAGATGTCCTTCCTAATATCCTGTTGGTTCTTTTAGGCTACGTGATAGGTCTTGCGACCTTCTTGTGGTGGCTAGGTTAGATGTTTCCGCATATAATTACTACGAAAATCACATTATTGTATGAGAACTCATACATTAAGTGCTGTTTATGGGGTTATTGCGTTAAAATTCACACCATATTGTGATTCTTGTAGGTTAATTTGCGATACGCGAATCACGAATCGTAGTAAAAATTCACAATAAGTACCGAAAATAGGTAATAATCGGGACATTTACCTAAGAAAAATGGGTGCAACGTAAGAAATTTAGGTGCACAGGTTAGTCGGAAATACCGACATACCACTAGATAAAGAAAAGTTAAATTAAAACTAAACACTAGAAAACATGAGAAAACTACTTTACACACTATTATTATTTGTTCCACTTGTTGGATTTGGACAGAGTAATTCTGAGAAAATTGAATCTTTAATACTTATGACAAATTATAACCAACAAGAAATTAAAACCCTAAAGGAGAATTTAAATATTAAAACAAGAATATCGGAAACTCATCGGGTAGGAAATAATATACAACTACTAGGTTTGATCCAAACGAGTATATCTTTATATGCTTTAACAGAGACTGAAAGCCTTAAAGGACCAAGGAATTGGACAAGGAGTGCTGCTATTGGTGCGTTAATTTCATCAGTGGGATTGGTAATTAATTTAAACGCTAAAGGAAAGATTAAAGAGAGTAAGAGAAAAAATAACGATAGAAAGAAATACGGTATATGGGATAAAAATGCTGAGATTATTTACGAGAATTAAATGTGGTGCATATTTGCACCAATGAAGCTCAAAATGTGTTTAATATGAGCCATAATTAAAGTGAGCTTGAGCTACAAAAAGTAAACTTTGGTGTTTACATTCACCAAAAAAAAGGTTATATGGTGATTACAATCGCAGAAAAAACGCTGAAAATGAGAAAAGGTTTAAATAGAGTTAAAGGATTGATCTTATTTGTAAAAGATTTAAGTGTAGTTAAACCATTTTGTTGACGTTAACAAAAACGGAAACCTATATATATTGTAGGATGGTGAAATTGGCAGACACGCCCACCTGTCTCGTGGGTGTAGATAACGGAATAAACTTAAGATATTTGGGATTGACCACCAAGCTGTACAGCACCCTGGTTCAAAACTGTCTTAAAGCTAACCGCTACGTGGAGGTTCGAGTCCTTCTCCTACAGCCAACTGTCGCAAAAAAAGCGACAAATGTCCAGTTTATTAATCAAAAAACTGGACAAATGTTCACCTGACTGAACAATCTCGTATGGCTATAGCCTTACGTTTGAGACCATTTTGTATGGCTATTACCTGCCATAACTTTCTATAGTAGGTGGATTTGGCGAAGTATAGGTGAAAAACAATTATTAACGGTGAAAACTAATTAAAGTAAAGTAGTTATGGGGAAAAAGAAAATACACTTTGGTAAGGAGGCTCTTAATTCACTTCTCCCTTACACACAAATTTATTATAGTCTTCCAAGGAAAAAGAAGAAAGCCATGAAGAAGAGGATAACTAAAGATGTAGAGGAAGCTATCCTCGCATATATAGATAACCACTTATCAGAACATGGAGAGTTAAATTTAACAACTGAAATTTAAGCAATATGGAAAGTAATGAAAACTTTGATGAGACCGAATACCTTTTATCATCTAAGGCTAACAAAGAAAGGTTGGAATCTGCTATAAAAGATTTTACTGAAAGCAGAGATCGTATAGTAGCTCATCTATCTAGAGAATTGGATATAGATAATTCTTCTAACCTAGAGGGGCAAGAGGCAGATTTCTCAAAGAACATGGGGAACAAAGAACCTACTATTGATTATGATTCTAAAGAGTTTATAAACGAATATTTTGAATACTTAAAGGACTGCAAAGGGGATAGCCAAAAGCTTAAGCCTACTGTTATAACGCCTGTAAGCCTCTTAAATTTAGGGTTTACCGAAGAGTATCAGAAGCCTGAGTGCGGTGACGCAGGGTACTTGTATTACTCTCTATACTTGTGTGGTGTAGCTTTACTGTCAACATCTCTTGATGATGATGATGGGTTCTACGTATTCATGGATGATAACACCAAGATAGAAGACTATAATAAATTAGAGAGTCTAGTGATTAGCTTAAGAGAGCTATAGTGTAGACCACTATCATTAGTAGGGCGTATGTAACTTTTGTAGTTTTATTCATACGGTGAAAGTATTAAGAATTTTTAAGACGAGTATTAACTAAACATTAACTTTAATTTAACTAAACATTATGAGTGCAAAACTTAGAAAATTAGCAATTTATGAGGATCGTAGCGTTGACAAAACAAGGATTTGGCTTTTATTCCTGTTCTTAGGGTGGTCTTACGGTTCTATGGGGCAGGGTTGGAAGCAATTATTTTATTACTGTACTGGTGGAGGCTTAGGTGTGTGGACCATATGTAGGTTATTCACACTAAATAAAGCCATAAAACAGTACAACCTTTCGATTGCAAACGAGGTCGGAATTAGTAATAAAGATAAGCTACTTATGGGTCTAATCAATTCTTATAGAATTTAAACTAAATTAAAATGCAAGACAAGATTAAACAAAAATGTGATGAGATCAGAGACTTATTATTAGAGAAGAACAAGTCTTATGGTAACTCAGTTTTCGACAAAGGAATTCTATTTGAGGTAGAGCCTATGTACGCTATCCAAGCGAGGATAAACGACAAGTTAAATAGGATTAAGAGCAAGAACACTTATCTAAGTGAAAATGATCTTATGGATTTAACAGGTTACTTTATACTCCTTCAAGTCCTTAGGGACGAAATGGATAGAAAGAAAAAGGTAGTTAAGAATAAACCAAACCCTAGAGAAGGGTGGGCAGAATCTTTTAAAGAAGCAGACAAAGAAGAAGAGGAAGGTTCCCCTACTAGATACACTTACGAGTGGGTTGTAAACAACTCAGAAGATGAGACAGGAACCTAGATTTGAAAACGAATCTGACAGGGAGAGGGAGAAGGAAACCCTACGAATCCTATTAGAGGGTAGAGACTTAACCTTTAATCAGTTGGATAAGTACGCCCCAGTTGATGCGGAGATTGTGGATAACAAAACTCTAGAGGTTACAGGATTGTGTGAGGTGAAAACCATGACTCTAAATATGTCTGACGTAAAAAGAGCTAGGACATCTGTAAGGAAAATACAACATTGCCAAAAGGAAGCCCTCCATAAGGGGCTACCTTTGTGCATAGTATGGAGATTTCTAGATGGAATTGGCTATATTTGGATGCGTGATATAAAAAACGCTACCGTAGAGTGGGGCGGTATGAAAAACCCACGACCAGGATCTATATGGGATAGGGAATTATTATTCTATATAGACTTAGATTTACTAACTACAATTAAATTTTAGACATGAACAAAGAACAAAAGAACACAGAGCAAAGAGTTAGGTTAATGAAGTTTGATTGCGAGATGAGGGCTAAATCAGTTTCTCTTGCGTCCTCACTGCCAACAACTAAGAATGTTAAATCTCTTTTAGAAAATTCTGAGAAGATAGCCAAATACATATTTGGTATACCTGAAGCACCCAAGGAAGAGAAATAATTCGTATCTTGCATGATATAAAATAATATTAAGATGGCAAGGAATAAACTAGCAGGAAAGATAAACGGTAAGAGCAAGAGCTCCAAGCAGTACGCAAAAAACCCGAAGTCTAGGAAGAAGAAGCTTGAGTACGATAAAAAGTATTCCTCATCTGAGGAAAGAAAAAAATATCGTGTTAAGCTAAACCTCTTCAATAGAAAGAAAGGTAAGAAGGGTGATGGCAAGGACGCTTCTCATACGAAGAACGGAAAGCTAGTTTTAGAAGGTCAATCTAAAAATCGTGCAAGAAATCGTGCAAAAAAGAAAGATTAATTTGTATCTTTCCTTATGCGATTCAAGAGACGAAAGGGTAGACAGATAACGAGAGCTAAAAAGCAGACGGTAGATGGAATTACATTTGCCTCAGGTCTAGAGCTTTACTGTTACAGAGCCCTTAAAAAAGCGAAAATCCCTAATCAATACGAAGGAAAAACCTTTGAGCTTGTAGAGAAATTCAAGTTCGAGGGATTACTTATGGATAAGGGTAAAACACAAGGTAAGACTACATTTAAAGAGAAACCTGGGAACATTAGAAACATATCATACACCCCAGACTTTATTAATTTAGATCAAGGATTTATTATTGAAACAAAAGGAATAAGAACCCCTGAGTTTAAGATGCGATTCAAGTTGTTTTTAAAGTATCTTCACGATACTAATCAAAATTATGACGTATATATTCCATCGAATCAAAAGGAGGTTGACGCAACAATAGATACCATCTTAAACAGGGGGAATTCCTTTAAAAAAAACAAAAAGAAATGAGTAAAGAAAAGTACACAGCTTTAAAAGAAGCTTTAGACAGAGCAGAAGAGTCGCAAAACGATACGTTTGATTCTTGGATTGTAGACCTAGAAGATCAGGATCAACCTGAATCTTGCAACATTGATAATGAGGACTGCGAAGCCTGTGGATCGTAGATACCAATCAAATAAAAAACCCATTCATGGGAAGAGTAAAAGAAAAGTTAATATGAAGACACGTAAAGATGGAACCAGCCCTTATTTCACTAATAAGTCTGTAAGGGTTAAGATAGATAAGTTATTACACGAGAACGCTGTTATTTGGTCCAATCTAGGGACAGGTACAACTCTTGATGATAAGTCTAGAGGTGAAGGTGAGAAATCTTGGGCTGTAATAGCAACTAAAATAAAAGAGTTAGACGAATCTTTCTTTAATAGAATTTGTCCATACGGTATAGACTCTTAATCCCATATTACATAAAAGCACATAAATCCTATAAATAGTTGTACCTCGTTGTAGGGCATCTCATCTGTTGGGCGAAAATGTCTTATGCCTAATAACCACCCCTCTACTAATTGAAATCCTAATTCCATAATTACATTTAAAAAAAAGGAGGGAACCACCCCTCCTTTCAAACCAATTAACCAAAAACCCAAAACTATGAAATTTTGAAGTACTGTAAAGATAGTAATTATTTTACTACTTTATAGTGTGTTAGTAAGATTATTTACTATCAACCCTAATAACATCTTCTAAGTACCTATCTAAGTACCTCAAGTAAGCTTCCTCTATAACAGGTTTGCTCACCCTAGAGTTGTACAGTATAGCCTTAATATCTTCCCCAGAAACGCTATTAAGTCTAGTAGCTCCTATAAGGTCAGCCATTTGGTTTAGATACTCATCAAATTGTGGGTTTTCCTCAGCCTCTTTAAGTAAAGCTGCCCTATCTCTTAAGATGCTTTTATCTACTGTGTTAATCATATCTTTGTAAATAAAGTTACTCTTAATACCCAGTCCTTTATTCACGTTAACTCTACTAATTCTTAACCCAAATAAAGCTAACGCTTCGTATCCTGGAACTAATTCAGAGTCAAGATCATACATGGATTCTTTCAGTCTTAACCCTGACTTAACAGCTCCTGGCTTAACCTGCTCTCCAATAAAAGTCACTATATCTATAGCTTGTTTAATACCATTTTCAGAAGGGTTATATACTTTACCGCCCTTATTCCCTAAAGCGTCAATCATAACCTTTAACGTCATCTCTTGTCCTAGAAATGGTGCGTATATTTTCTTAAGGGTATTCATTGCAGACTCTTTACCAATCTGAGTGTCAAGATCGTAGAAGGATAACCTAATTATATCCTTTGCGTAACCAACACCCGAAATACTAGAGAAGTTTATGTAATCGAAATAGCGATCACCCTCTGTCTGCTTGTCTTTTGCTTGTTTAGAATCTAACTTTCCTTTAAACATATAGGCTATATTACCTGCAGCGTCCCACTCAGGGAGTAGTAACCTCATCTTTCTATCCTCAACCTCTTCATCGTCTTCTCCACCAAACCCCAAGGCTTCACCTAGAAATTGTGCAGTGTAAAGCTGTAGCCCCTCTAATAGGGTCATTGTAGCTAGAGTACCACCAATTCTTTGAGCACCAATCTTTCTCATCTCAGGATTACTACTACTTAGTTCATCAAATCCTAAAAGAACGGTATTCTTAGCGTTACGAATAGATTCAGCCTGGAAAGCAACGAAAGAACCTACTATTGGGGAACGACCTAAGTATCTAATAATACGAGGTATCTCGTTATAGTTAGGGTAGAGATTTCTAATATTTTTAGCAGCTAACTCTTCAGCAGCTTTAGCATCCATCCCAGCCTTAACGTATCTTGCTTTTTCAGATAAGTATCCAAATATTTTCCAAACATCATCCTCTGCCTGATAAGCTTGCATCGCTTTCTTATCAAGATATTTAATAGGCTTACCTGTAGCTCTTGCAGCTTTAGCCATAAGCTTTTGAATTTTACCACTCTTCTCATCTAAATATTCAGACAAGTCAAACTTAGTATCGTTAATATCCTCAGCTATACCTCTTATCTCTTGAAGTGAAGCCGAAGAGTTTACAACACCTAAGGCTACAAGTTTTGAGTATAGAGCTTTAAGCTCAGGGGATTTAAGGGATCGAATAGCTTTTATAGATGTTTTAGCATCCTCATACATACCACCGTTAAATCCTATATGACCATTCATAATAGCAAAAGATGTGTTACCTATAATGTTTTTAGCGTGAGTCCCAGGATTCCAAACAGTCTTCATCTTTTTGTTAAAGAGTACTAGCCTCATGTATGAGTCGTACCACAAATTACCCTCAAGGTTTTTAACTGTTTGATTCATCACAGCAAACATCTCCTCATCTACAAACTTACCCTCTAAAGACCCCCACTTAGAGCCCACAAGCTCGTTGTAAGTCTCAGGGGTTTGAATATCTGATATAAACTTACCCTGACCTATCTCGTTAAGGTCCTTGTACATTCTTTCAGCAGAGATCGTTCTAGCTACCTTAGAGATGGTATTACTGTAGTTATATAAAGGGTTATCAATCTCACCCCATAAATCCCTAATCTCTTCGGGTATGATTTTCTTCTCTTTAAATATAGAGTTCACCCTAGTTAAACCGTCAAGATTAGTAGCTCCGTTTGAAGACCTGAAAAACTCTTTGTCTTCTGTTAATTTTCTATAAGCCACCCCAACAATCTCCTGTAGCCTTTCTTCTGTAGCCTCAGGATTATCCTTCTTAGCCTCTCTATATAGGAAGTCTTTTGCGTTCTTTATAATGTCGTTATCTGTCTGAGTCCAGCCCTTAACGTCAAACTGCTTATATGACCTAGTAACATACACCCCTAAATTAGAATCTATCGTAAATTGAGTTTGTCCTTTGACTAGTCCTTCGCTTACTAGAGTCTTACTTAAGTAGTCTATGTGAGTTCGCATCTCTATTAAAGCCTCTTTAAGGGCTGAAGCCTCCATAGATTTAACCTCGTTTAGGTTATGCAAAAGGTCGTTAACTTCCGACCCAGAAAGATTGCTACCCTTCATAGCCTTCTTTAGTTTATTACTAGCCTCACTTACCCTAAGTAGCTCCACGTTAAGATTACCCTTACTTCTAACCATAATTTCCTTCACCTCTTTATTAGAGTGAGTTCCAAAAGGTTTAGCTAAAAGAGTTGTTAGTCGTATATCGTATTGTTGTTTTTTATCTATATACTTGGTTAAATACCTTCCTGCTTTGTAGTCAGAATCTATAATAGCTTTACTAATATCCCAAGCTATAGTTGCTAATCCAGACTTATAAACGTTATGTGTTCCTTCATCATCGGGTGTCTGATACCTAACGTGAGAGTCCCTATACTCAATCATCTCTCCGTATCCTGTTTCTGGGTCAGGGAAATATTTCTCTTCGAATACAACCTCTGCATTCGGGTCATAAATCATAGCCACAACATCAGGAGTACCATGTAATTCCTTAATCCATCCTGGAGGAGCGTACTCCTCGTTGAACGGGGTTCTAGCTACAACCCTAAATCCTAGATTCTCATACATACCTGTAAGAGCACCATCGAAGTTATCAAGTTTACTACCCCCAGCTTTAATTAGTAGAGGCATAAGACCCTTAAGTGTCCCCCTCTCTCCTGTCTTTCCAGGGTTAAAGACACCTTTAATATCCCCATTAGGGGCAACGACACCAAAAGTCCCTTTAAACTCTCTAATTTGGGAGATTTTTAAAGTCTCCTCCTTTACCTCGTCAACAGCCCAAGCGTGAGGGTTTGTTGATTGGAAGTATTTCTGCTCAGACAAGAAGTTTGAGATAACCTCTTCCTCAGTAGCCTCTTGGAATTTTAAATCAATAACAGGTTGAGCCATTAGTATTTTCTGCTGTCTTCTAGATTGAGTACTCCCCTCACTTAAAGGTTCACCTGTTTTACTATCTATTAGAAACTTATCAGCAAGGTTTAACTCATCCCAAATATCACTAGCGTCTACGGTCTCATCGAATATCATTAAAGGCTCTCCTTTAACAACGATAGGGTAGGTAGGGTGATCCTTTATACTATCATCAGTTCTAGAGTCTATATACCCAGCCTCTGTATCAATTCTAATTGCAGCAACTATAGGGTTTCCTTTTAAATCTTTTATAATATCTTGATTTACAAAGTCATACATTTCATTATGAGAAGGTATACCCCATTTAGGTAATACTTTACCCCTGATAGATTTACTAATTATATCTTTCCTAACACCAAAAGCTTTAGGTAAGGATAGAACTAAGTCTCTAAACTCTTTTACAGACTTTATTTTTTTTGTTTTTATCCCCTCTGCTCTAGCTTTAGAATCAAAAGATTTAATAGTCATCTTCTTGTTAAGGAAGTCTACGACCTCTTTTTTAGAAGCTCTCTTATCTTTTATAGCCTGATCAAATTCCTTCATTACGTAATCAAACATATTTACGCTACCATCAATAGACCCTGGAGCCATAGCGGTTAAGAATACTAATCCGTCACTTTCCTTGGCTTTGTTGATTAATTTAGAAGCTGCCTGTATTGTGGAAAATGCCCACACCCCAGTACCTTCTTGATAAGGATAAAATACCCCACCATTAAACTCGTGCTTAACCCCAGTTGGAGAAACAACCACGCCAGATGCTGACCTATCCATAGTTAAAAGAGTAGCTTTCTGACCGTTAAATTCTTTTATACTACCTCTATTGACTTTTGAAACATCAAAGTTAGGGTAATATTCGGGGGTTTGGAATCTAATCTCCTGAGTTTGAACATCATCTGATATATCTATATCCGCAACATCAAGATCATTATTAGGTTCCATTTCGTTAACCTGAGCTCTTATCTCGTCATTAACCTTTTCTTTATCGGCTTGAATATCTCCAACCTCAAACTCAACTCCACCAACGGTAATGGTTCTACCATCAACCAAAGCTCCAGCTAAGTTCTTTCGTATGTCAGTTAAGGAAAGATCATCTAGACTCACACTCTCAGGGTTATCGAATTTTAAAGGAGTAATCTTTTTAAGGATTTCCTTCATTAACTCTCTAAGCCTACCAAGCGTTGATTGTCTATTTACGAAGTGACCATAAGCAGCGTCACCCATCATCTCAGCAAAAGCCTCTTCGATTTGAGCTTCTTTTGATAGGTTAGCGTAAGTTGGTTGAGCTTTAACCCACTCCATATAAGAGCCTTTCAGTCTACGACCATCTTTAGTAACTCGTCTCTTTACGTTACTCTCAGAAACCTCTTTCTCTATCTTACTGTACAACGCAGGGTCTGTCTTCTTAATGAAATCAACCATAGGGTGTATAATCTCGTGGAATAGAGTGTTACCCTGAACCGTTTCAAGGTTTACGTATATAGTTTTATCAGCAGCCCTAAAGAAGGACGCTCTCTTATTTTTAGCTATAGAGTCTGAGTCTTGCCCTAACTGTTTCATCTGACCAGCCATAGCCTCGCTATTACGGACAATATTAACATTAAGACCACCTATAGAGCTAAGTAATTTAAAGGCAAAGCCTAAAGCACGTTTGCGATCTTCAGGAACTCCCTCAAAGAGTTCACTATCATAGTTGGGGTCATTCTCGTCTAGTCTGTGTATATTATCTGAGTTAAAGTTTTTACCGTAACTCATATTAGCTCTATCGACTCCAGTGTGCATAGAAACCTTTCTACCACCAACATTCATTATTGTAAGGTTATCTCTTCTCCTAGCCTCAGGTCCTTTAACCACATCTCCAGTAAGAGGGGCTACACTACCATTACCAAACATAAGACCATCCTTAGAAGAGAATACAGACTCTTGACCTAAGTTTCTTCCCAGACTTAAAGCCTGTGCGTTATTTATACCAGTAATAACTAGACTCTCTTCAACAACACCATTATAAACGCCTTTAACGGTGTAGTATTTAGCACCAGTATCATCTAAGGCAGCCTTAAGTTTATCCATCCTAGACGCTTCTTCCTGAGCGTTAAGACCCTTTTTGCTAGGGGATATTATATGGTATTCGTTTTTATCTAAAACCTCTTTAGGAATCTCGTCAAGGGTTTCCTTTTTAGTGTTAATAAACTCTTTATTATTAATTGGGAAAGCTTCGTCTGATACGAGTTTACCATCTTTAGCAGCTTTTTGTTTAAGCTCGAATTCCTTCATAGCATTCCTAGCTGCAGAAACACTTTTAAACCTACCTTGAGTTACTTCAGATGTTTGAACGCTCTCGCCCTCTATCTTAACTCCAGGCTGGTTCTGTGATTTAACGAATGTAGGCTTCTTTTTCCCATCTTTAACTTGTTTCTTAATAGACCTGTACTGCTCTTTACTGTCTATCTTGTTGGCATCTGTTGTTTCAGTAACCTCAGACATAGACGTATCTTGCTGCTGTACAGCGTCAACGATCTCTACTCCTTTATCTTTAAGAAGTTTAGCCACTCTTTTCCTAGTAGCAACAGTTCTATCTGTAACATTATACTCGTTAACCTTACCCTCAGCCTCCACTTCAGCCATAGCGTCTGCTAAAGCGTTAACGTCCTCTGGAGTAACTTCTTTAGATGTTTCTAATTTGTCAGCTAAATCCTGAACAACCTTTTCTTTATCAAACATAACCTCCCTAGCAGCAATAGCATCAGGAGCATAGAATCCGTAAACTATTTCTTCTAGTTCTTTTTTGGCTACGTCATTAATAGAGGCATCCATGCTTATAGTATTATCTCTTACTTGTGATGCCACCTCAGGGTCTTTAACAAACTTTAAAGCTTCAGCTCTACTCATCTCTTTAGTTGAACCATCCGCTAAAGTAAATAATACAGATATATTTTCATTTAATGTTTTATGTCTAGCCTCTGCCATAGATTTAGCTAAGTGAGATGTAGTGTGCATACCACCACCCATAATAGCCCCAACAATGGCTGCATCAGATAATCTTACTGCAATATCCTCTATGCCTGTGTACTCTTCAGTACCAGTAAGTATATTAGTGATTGAGTTTGATAACTCTGTTCCAGCTTCAGAACCCCCCTCTATAAATAAGCTCTTTCCAAATCCTTCTACGAATTTCTTAGCTATTTCGGGTGCGTCCATTTTCCCCATCTTCAATAACTTTCTACCAGCGTTTACAGCGTCCAAAGTATATCTTTCAAATACAGCTTCAGCAGCCCCAGTTAAGGCAGCGTTAAGTAAAAGCATACCATCTGATATATCAATCTCACCCTTTAATCTCTGCTCTTTAAGTTCAAGAGATTGTATACCCCCTGCGGAAGCCCCTGCAAAACCAAGGGTTGCAAGTTGACCTAACCTCAAAGGTGCAGAAGCATACATAGAAAGGATTAAAGGAGCTGATTCTGCTAAAGCGTTACCAGTCTGGAACATGGCGTTTGAGAAATTACCCTTAAGGAGAGATTTAGTTATAGCATCTTCACTATAAACCCTAGTTTTCTCACGAACCTTATTAGCATATTTATGGACTTTACTGGAGAACTCACCACCACGCATCATATACATAGCTTGTTGGTAAGGATTAGCGGAAGCACCAACTCCTTCAAGAACTTCTAGAGGACCAGCTACTAATAAGTCTAAAGCTCCAGCGTAAAAAGATTCAGCTAAATCTTCCCATTGTCCACCAGACTCTGCCTGTCTAGTAGCGAGGTCAGACAAATATTCTAAAGATTCAACACTGTGAGGGTTATCTATATCTATAGAGACGTTACCTGCTTGAAGATTGTCTATGAAATCTTGATCGTATAGCTTTCTCTCTAAGCCTTTAATACTGGTGCTTTCTCCATTAACCTTTATAAACTCTGTTGGAATATATCCTAAGTCAATATTTTCTTTCTCAAGCTGTTCCTCTAATTGGTCTGGAGAATAGTTAGCAATAGCTTGTTCGTATTTAGCTTTATTATATTCCCCTTCAGCCTCAAAAGCATCATCTTCAGTTTGAGTAAGATACTTCCCTACTTCAAACTCATCTCTAGACCTTCCTCTACTTTCTTTTGAGGTGTCTAAGTCAAACTGTTCTTTTTCTTTTTGAGAAGATAAAAATTTATCATAGTCTACCCCTTTAGCCTCGTAAAAGGGTCTCTTCTCTTCTTGTTTTATAAGGGAAATTTGTTCGTCTACAGGGAGGTCTTTAAACCCAGAGAATCTTTCGTCTAAGCTATCTTGAGATAGTTGTACCAAAGAAGGCTGACCATCTTCCGATAGTGATGGAGTAACCCCTGTATCCTCTGGAGAGACTGCACTTTGTAACGCTGAAGAATCTTTTTTTTTTAACCCTAACAACTCTTTGTACTCATCTTCTGTACCATTGTACCCAGACTGAGCAAACAAACCATAAGAGTCTGCAAAAGCCTCAGCATTATCAGATAATAAAGTTTGAAACTCGTTTACATCTCCGTTATATCCTGTATTCGTAAACAGGTTGTGTGCGTCTTTTAAAGCTTCCTCGTTCATATTTCTTTGTTATATTTTGCTCCAACCCCTTGAGTAGCTGGTTGTTCTATATCTTGGCTGGCTAGTTGGTAAAGCTTATAAGCTGTAGACCCAGCCTGGAATTTTTTCCCACTTATTATGGATAAAGGTATTAAGTATTGACCGCTTCCATACTCAACTGAGGCTACAGGCATATTATCAGAAGTTATTCCAACCGAAAGAACCTTTCCTTCTACTGGTCTATTAGCTTCTTTAACATCGGATATATACTCGTCATTAAAGGTTTCTTGTAGTTGCCCCTGCCCTTCAATTAAAGTCTCAGGAGTTAGAGATACCTTAATATTACTACCTGTAACGTCTTGGTAAAGGTTGTTATCAGATTTAAACTCAACATCACCGTAATAAACAATATCCTTAGAAGCTCCTGTATACAGATCAATATCCTCTTGAGTTATCTTATCCTTTTCTTCTTTGGTAGGTTTAGCTCTCCCTGTTAATCTAGACTTTATGCCCTTAGATTCTCTATCCCAAATCTTACCACCAAGGTAGTCAACATACTTATTATGATCTTCTTCGTTAAAAGATTCAGAGCCAGGTATAAATCTAGCCAACTCACTTTCCTTGATAGAGTCAACATTTCTCTGTCCCTCAACCTCAAGTAGGTAAGCCTCTAGTCCAGTGTAGTAGTGACCATCTATTTCAAATGTTTCTCCAGAAGTATATGTCTTCTCAGCCTGAGTAGACTTGAAATCGTTAGTCGAAGCGTTTATTACGTGGTCATTCTTAAAGTCATTCAAGAACTCCTCCTTAGACCCAGGCAGTAAGCCATGATAAGTATTGTTATCAGACCCTAAGAAATCTCCTTGATTCTCAGTGAAAAAAGCTTTATAAGCAGGAATCGTATCTTCCTTCTTTATCTGACCATCAAAGTCATTTTTAAAAGATGCTGACCTAGAGTTAAGGTCAAAAGTACCACTCTCCATCTCGCTAATTATAGCGTCATAGTTTGAGTCTATTATACGACTCCCATCCTCATTTTGATTGTATCTAAGGTTATTAGACTCCTCGTTTAAAGGGTTGTAAAGTTGCATCTTAGTGTCAACCTGTGAAGCGTATTGTGCAAGCGATGTGATGTTAGACCGCATATCCTGAATCTGAGATTGTACTTCAGGGTCATCATTGTCCCAATTATCTCCAGAGAACTTATTTAATTCTTTAACCTTATTAGCTAAAGCAAGTCTTAGTTTAGGATCTTGTATAGATGAAAGGTCATAAGAAGACTGAGACTTCTTGAATCCCTCTTGTCTTTGTGCTTTTCTTTTATCAGCAGCACCCTGCTTTTGAATTTCAAGCTGCTCCTGCTGCATGGCAAGTTGTTGCCTAGAATTCTCTTCAGATAACAGGTTTCTATTATTCTTAAGAACAGTACCTGTGAAAAATAAACCCTCTCCAGCCATGTCTTAGTATTTTGTTTTCATGTAAGCCCCAACTCGTGCTTTAACCCTTTCAAGGTATCCACCACCTTTTAGCTTAGGTGCTTCTTCTTTTAATTTTGTAGTGTATTCTTTCCCTCTAAAGCTGAAAGTATCTTTACCTGCAGCACGAGCTCCAGAGAAAGCGTCATCAAACTCAGCCTTACGTATTCTTTCTAACCTTTTATTTTGGTAAGCTCTACTCTCCGCAGGATCATAGACATCAGTCTTAGTAGTACTATCAGCAACTTTCTTCACCTTACCACCATCTTGAGCTTCGTCATCTTCACCCTCTATAGTGTTCTCGTCATACTTAGCCACCAAGTCCTCCATCAACTTAAACGCAGCATCCTTATCTCCTTCCTGTAGTGCAGCTCTTACAGCCTCTACATCGTCAGGGGGAAGTATAAGCTCTCCACCTGTAGCCTCACCAATCTTTTCACCATCCTGAACTAAATCAATCTTATTAGTATCGTGGTCAAACTCATCAGGAGTAACACCACCCTCTTCTGCGTCAATAGTTGCTCCTTTCTCTGCCATAGCTCCAACACCACTAGCAACATCTTCTAACCCTCCAAAAATATTCTGTTCTGCTGCTGCTTTCTGTCCCCTAATTCCTTTAAGTTCTTCTCCTGCTACAGCTAATCTTTGCTGCTCTACAGCCCTTTGTTCGGTCCCTAGTTTTCCCATAGCTGCTGCTCTTGCATCCTGCTGCATCCCTAAAAGTGCTGTTCTCTGCTTTGAAGCTTGACCCTCAAGGGCTTGCACGCCAGCTAAGGCGTTTCTAGGGTCTTTAGATAAAGCCCCCATAGCAGAAGCTCTATCTGAAGCTTGCTGTTGCTGTAAGTTTTCTATGTACTGTTGAGATATAGGTTCCTCTGCCATTTTTTGAGTGGCTGAACTAACACCCATCTTTAGCCTATCCTTATCAAAAGCTTTCTCTGCTTTTTTAGCTTTACGAGCCTGAATACCGCCGTATATAGCTTTTCCTAAGCCAAGAGCAGCAGTAGCCATTCCCACAAAAGCCTTGGGAGCTTTTTTATTCTTTTTATATTTTGGATAAGTTTTAATTTTCATAACTGTGATTTTTACAAATGTACTAATTTTTTTTCTATTATCTGTTGCTTAACTCGCTCTTATCTATATCTACACTAGCAGAATATAGATTAAATTTGTATTTAGACAAATCAGTGCCCGTATCTCCGTTTGACGTTGAAAGCTCCGTCATCATGTAGCTACCCTTCATTTTCTCACCCTCTACCTGACCATTCTTTGTTAAGAAAAAGAATAAGTCTCTGTTAGGGGTTGATCGCATTAAGGTTTCCACCAATCTAGCAGTATTATATCTACTTCTATGGTCTTTAATTGGGTAGAAAGCAAGAGAGCCTACTTCAGAAACACAAGGATAGCCTATAGCATAAGTCTCTCCGCTGTCAACGTATTGAACGTGTAGCATATACTCTAGGGGAATTACTTGAGTGGCTGAAACGGGTGGTGGAGTTGTACAAATAAATTGGTCCCCTTTCACGTTCTTTTCCGCATTTGTACCACTATAAGCTAAAGGGTCTATATCTTCTACGTTAAACATACCATCTACATAAGCGTGATATATATAACTTGCCCCTGGAGTCATATCAATAACCGACATAGACTTATTAAACTCAACTAAAGGGAGGTTTTCATTTGAAACTCTATATATATTTCCATTCTTAGAAATATTCTCACTACTTGCTAGTCCAACGCCAATAATTTCAGAGCCATCTCCTTGGGTTGAGGTGTTAAATTCGTAACCACCTGGTCTATCTACACTTGACACGAAGGGTATTTGCGAATACTGAACCCCTTCTTTTGTTTTGTAATCAATAACTTCCATGTAGGATTTATCAAAATCAAGTTGAGAAACAGCGGTAAGACTTAGTAGAGTATTTGATAACACCTCTTTCACTACTCTTATTACATAAGTATGCCGACCACGATATTTGCCCCAAATTTTTATAGAATCTCCCTTCTTAATGTCTTCATAAAATCTCGTGTTAAAACCTGTTATGATATTACTTGAGTAAACTCCATTAACGATATTCCCCTCAACTTTTCTGTACCCAATAGATGTAGATATACTGGAGTCATAGCCATCAATATTGTTAGGACCTTTAGCAGTTTGCCCTATATTAGTCTGCATAGAGGTAAATAATTTAGTGTCACTCTCTAGAGATATAGCGTTATAAGTCTTAACAGACGAAGGTTCTATATTAAATGGAAACTGTAATTTAGAATTAAATTGATAACCATAACAAGAATTATACCCCACAGGGGTTATGCTTACCGCTTTATTGGTAAATAACTTTTGATAACCCCTATCAGTCATATTATGTTTCCATAAATAACCGTTTTTGAATCCTATAAATTGCTTACCTACCCTGGAGAAATACTCTGGGTGGAAACTATAGAAAGAAGTCCACCTGTCAGTACTCTCATTAAAGGCTAAGGTTTTAGCCCAGAATACTTTAGTTGGGCGTATATTTAAAGGAGTATCGGCTATTTCATCAAAACTATCTGACTCGTTATCCCAATTTCCTTCATCCCTCTCGTAAACAGCAGGTAACGTAACTATATACTCGTCATATTTAGGGTCGTATCCAGCGACAAGATTAAAGACTTGATTCTCTTGAGATTCAGGGTCGTATATAACATACATCTCTCCAATATCTCTAAAGAAATCTCTCATACCGTTATCAGATATAGCTGTAAGACCATCAGTTGATAATCTCAATACAGACCCTCTTTTGATGTCTACAAAATAGAACTTGTTACCATATTTGACTATACTCTCTGGTTGTAAGCAACAGCCATACTCTCCAGTGTATAGATTAACATAATTAGCTATAACATTTGTAGATAAGGATACTAAACCTTCTGCAGACGCTGTATTTAAAATATCTTTTCCGACTAAAACTCTACCTACCTTATTCTCATGGAATATAAGTAAATCATCATCTATTGTCTTTAAAGCCTGAATAGAGCCGAAATCCTTATTGTAATCAAAGTAAGGGCTGTTAGCTAGATTAAATGATGATAACCCATTTACAGACCCAGTACTCGAATAAGGTTCTGAATAATAAACAGAAGCCTCTAATCGTCTTTCTGCAGCGTTACTATTAATAACATTAATCCTACCTATACTGTAGTGATTTGTTCTATGGAAATCGTTAAGATAATAGTCCTCAGGGAAGAACGTATCCGAATCACTACCAGTACTATTAACAACCATATTTCTTGGCTTGAAGTATATGTCTCCACTACTTACATTCACAATAGCAGGTTGCTCTGAAATCTCAGACCCAACTTCACGATTAAATATAAACGACCCCGATTGGGTGGCATCTCCAGAGTGGTATCCATTAGCGATAGGAATCTTATCTCCAACTTCGTAGTAAACCAAGAAGTCTTCATCAATATTTTTCTTAGGTCTATATATTTCTACCACTAATTCTTCGTATCCTGTTCCATCCTCACCACCTGATAAGCCAGCGTGAGATATATCAACGGTTGAAGTTGAACCATCTATACCATCAATCACACTTACAGCGGTGTTCTTTGGGTCGTTTACCCTAAGAAAATATCCGTCCTCACTTATAGGGTCATCATTACCAGACGAATATAGATCAACTCCTGCGATTTCTAAATCGACATACTCAGCGTACTTTCTTCTACCATTCCCTGGGTTGTAGCTAACAAACCTAACCCTGTCGCCAGGAGCGAAATCATAATCTATTTGAGAGTTGTTAGCCTGGTTATAGCTCCAGTTCTCCCCCTTCAGTGACGAAAGACTAAGGTATATCTGTTCATCTTCCCCAGACCCTCGAACAGCATCAATAACAGTCATCTGTATGAACTCGTCTACGGTTGTGTTCCCTGTATAATATATTTGATAATTAGTAGCCCACTCTGGCGGTTTATTATATATGCTAATATTAACACTAGAAGAGGTTCCTAAATCAGGACCACCTAACTCAGAGTAGAACTTATTATAACATCTAGTACCGTTAAATGTTTTGATGGTTGTATCCTTCCCATCAACGATCTCTTGTCCTACCGCACCATAATCTGGAGCCACATTAACAAAAGAACACCTGTTAGTTTCGTCAAAGTACGCTATACCAAAGTTATGATAAGCCCCTGTTTTGAACGACCCTAAACCTACCGTACCAGAGATAAATTTACCTGCAATAGTACGACTATTAACATTAAATAATGTACTTACAACTCCGTTAGTAAAGCCATTACCGTTTGCCCTAGCAGAGACCATTTTTATCTTTATAATACCAGTATTCCCCACTACACTAGCACTAATTTGCTGCTTATTGGTAAGGTATGCAGGGAAGGATCTAACTTTATTACAGCCACCCTCAAAGTCCCCAGCCCCAATTCTATTAACAATAAATTGTGCTAACTCAGCGTTACTAGAAATCCCAGTTATATTCCACCTTCCAGAGAAGTTACCAGCCCTCCGATATCTACTACTAGATACCTTACTAGATCTACACGAGAACTCGAAACTAAAGTTAAGTTCTAAAGTTTGAGCCTTGGTAGCGTCTAAATCTAAGGTAGATAAATCAATTTCAGGTCTATATTGGCACTTTTCATGTGACCCTCTAAGCCAAAAAGTATCTCCACTATGATGATAAGTAGGCTCTTGAGTAAAGAGTACATCTTCCGTTTTTGACTCCAGCGTAGGGGCTCCAGATCCAGAGAATCCAGAACTAACAACCATATTAGTATTATCATAGCCCTCTAATACGTTACCATAAGCTAACCTGTTATTAGATAACATTGTTTGAGCCTTAGCAAGCTTAGGAACTGCGTCAAATAACTTTCCTGAATCTACTGCGTCCACAAAAGGATAAGACCCGTTGTTATAAAAGTTTATTTTAGAAGAAACTTCATCGTTGGCATACTCATACTCTGGAATTAAGATTAAATCATTCTTAAGTTTTTTAAGATAGTTGATGAAATTATTTGGTATAGAATCAATTAAAAAGAACTTTCCATCGTTACCCTTTCTACCTACAAGCTCTATATTTTTTACATCAGATATAGTATCCTCGTAGTGAACCTCAATCTTATTTTTTGTCGCAGCATAGTTAGAAGCGTTTAAAGGGAAGTTAGCAGCAAAGCTATGATCTATGTTAATATCTGATATTGGTCCATAAGCTGAAAGCTCCTCATCTACATGGTGGTATCTATACTTGAACTGGAATACGTTATCAAGGATATTATTAGTAGCCACAGTAGTGTCAAGCTTTAACTCTGTATCAGGTTTGTGTGTAGGTTGATGTTTTACAACGTCAAAGTATTTAGACTTCTCCTCCACACTACCGTAACTAATTAAAGGAGAGTAAGCCCCTTCAGGGTCAGCATACAAAACAAGTCCTGTAGCGGAAGTGGTATTCCAAAACCAAGGACAATCTGTTATAATCCCAGCAACATTAACAGAATTAAAACTCAAAGGGTATGCTGCTGCTTTTGAATCTTGGTTATATGGAGATGCTAAAGTAATTGTTAATCCACTTATATTGCTAATTTCGTAGTAATTAGCCAAAGAGGTAGAGGTATTATGTATACCTATCCAATCTCCTATATTGTCAGATGTTAACCCATGATCTTCACTAGCTGTAACGGTATAGGAATCTTTTGTCACAGTAAGATATACATCGTCATTTATCTTAGGTATAACCGCTAGAACTTTAGCATAACCATTATACCCGTAATTAGCTTGTACCGTAGTATGGTATTGAGTATATATATCATCCCCAGCTTTAAATGGGTGATTTTCTGAACCCCCAATAAATACCGTACTTTCATGTTTATGAAAATAAGAATCCTTAAATATGAATTTACACTTCTGTATATTTTCATCGTTAGCCTTTGCAAGCTCTACATTTAACTTTCTTGGTCTATTATAGTTATCAGTCCAATAAAGAACATCATCAACCTTATTAACCCCTGTTATTAGGTGTTTTTCACTGAAATTTAAAATCCTATTACCTTCGATAGTATTTGATTTAGAGCCGAACCTAGTAGCCCCTATATCATCCTGATAAACAGTGGTAATGGCATCATTCATTAGGTCGTATTCTAATATGCTGTCATACTTTCGAGAGTCCCCTTCGTGAGACACAAAGTAATACACTCTATTTTTAGGTTTGTCCTCGTAAGCTCCTACGCATACATATCCACCTGCAATTCTAGTTGTAGTGTAAGCGTTACCTGACGCTCTATGTTTAACTATCTGTCTAGCAGCTCCATTATAAGCATTTGATAGGGCAGCACCATATACAGGACTTGAATTTCTTTCTTCGTGAGTACGACCCTCCATTGTCTTCTCACCTAGAACATTAATATAGCTCCTATCTGTAGCCACCATCAGTGCTCCCTCAGCCTTTTTAAGTGATACAGCGTATACAGCACCCTGAAATCCTCCAGCAGGAGCTATTTCTGAACCTCTAAGCCTTAAATAACCAGAAGAATACGATGGTCCAGTTCTAATTCTAAATGGTTTATCACCCCCGTCAATTGAGTTATACATCCCCCAATCCCCATTAGAATATTCAGATCCTGCATCCATAGATACGTTTGTCCACAAATCATTAGAGTAACCACTCATAGGATGATTAACCGTAGAAGTCAAATCTCCTGACCCTAAATCTACGTGTAAAGAAGACCAGTCGTGCAGACTAGTAGCATTATACGAAAAACTATCCGCTGAGGTTGCAGCCGACTCAGTCCTAGAAAACTCTACACCAAACTCATCAGTAATATCATCGGTATTGTCCTTTCCAGTTCCTATTCCAGTTCCAGTAGTACCTATATGACCATGATTGTTTCTATCCCAAGGACCGCCATTCCAGTTACCCGAACCGTTTTCATCACCACTTCCATCTATATCATGCCAATAAACAATATAAACATCGATACCGACATTATGGAAGACAAAGCCACCATTATAGTAGTCTCCTATAGTTTTAGCTCCAGCACCCTTTTCCACCCTAATAGGGCGTATTAGATTTACGATGCTCTTCATGGCGGTTGAGGTTATCCCGTTATCCATATTAACCCTCCAGGCGTTGGAACTATTGTGTTCCGAGGAAGACCAATACATACCGCTAAGAGGGTCAAAACTAGTACCGCCAGAGTCTGTAGCGATTGAGGCTATCATCGCAGACCTATTAGCGTATATTTTAGCTAATTCATCTTTAGAAGGTAAGAACCAATCGGCGTATGTTTTGTTAACTTCGAGCTCCTTTTGCATTGCATGGATTCCTATCTCGTATACTGTGTTTGGCTCTAGGTCAACAGCTATTTGGAGAACGTGGTCTGGTTTAATAGTCGCATCAGTGCTAAAAAATGGCACATCTATAGAATTATTAACGTAATGCCAATTAACGTATTCCAAACCTACGCCACCTGCTTCTGTGGGGTTGCTGGATGGGAAATTGTATTCGAGATTTTTCCCCCACCAATTAAGATCAGTAACATCATCCGAACCGCCATCAAAAGTTTTATTAACCTCACTAAGTATTTCATCACCAAGAGTAACAACAGGTGCTTCTACTGCAGGGACATCTAGTAGGTTCCATTGAGTAGCTCTACCTTGAAGGACATCAAAATTAAGTCCGTAACCAGGGTAGGGAAGGTAGGCTTTAGATTCAATAGTAAACTCCCACTTGTTAGATTTAGGTCCACTAATAATAGAAACCTCGAACACAAGCCCATGAGTTATATCAGTATTTTCAATATCCACTAAGTTTAACTCTTCACTAATAGCCTCTCCAGGAAACCCTGAGGATTTATCAAAGTTTTTAATCGTAAGCCTTAACACTATATCTTCCCCGTCAGGATTTGGAAGTATCTTATAATGAGAATGATTATGGTAAAGGTGGGATTGAGTAAACTCCGACAAATCAGCGTCAATATCTGTAGTTATTGTCTCGTGAGCATCTTCCTGACCTATTGCCATAAACGGTGCTTCAGAAAATTCATTACAGGATACAAGTAACCAGTTAGTTAGACTAGATCCGCTAGTTAAGTCGGGATTTAATAACTCTATAACCTGCATATGTTCAGACGCATAACCTTCAATTTCTGGGTTTCGCATATATAAACTAGCCCCCATAGCACTACCGCCACCAAAAGCAGCTAAAAGCCCTCCATGTACAAAGCTTTCACCTATATTAAGGTTATCATCCCACTCGCCAAATACCACAAACCTATAAGTTTCTTTTGCGGTCTCAAAGGACGTATTATTATTTATAATACCCTGCAGCTTTCCTTTTAAAACATCTATAAGAGTCTCAACCTCTGAGGCGTTATTGTTATAGGTTTCTGTGAAGCTATTTACATAAGAAGAGGTTGCAATGGTGTTTAACTCCAAATCGTCTAAAACGGATTGGATTGAGCCTGTAGAAAAATCATCAACAAACCCAGACAACTCACTTATCGCCCCCATAAAGGCTAATAAGTTTATTTCAAGTTGTTCGTTTTTAGCGTTAAGATTAGCTATTGTGTTGTTAAGATTATTTATTGTAAACTCTTGGATGCTAATCTCATAACTTAACTCACTGTTAAGATCACCTAAAGAAGTTCCATCAGCAATAAGGGCTTGGATTGCATCATCAATAGCTTCTTTTGCCGAATCAATAGTATAATTACTTGCCTGATCGTAAGCCCACTGAGAGTAATGTGTCGGAGTTTCAGTATATTTAGTATTTATCTTTTCTAATAATCTAAGCAGGTAGTTTAAGTAGCTTGACTCTTGATTTTCCGTAACTGCAACTGTTCCTGTTTCAAGACCCATATAATAACCTGCCCAGGCTGCAGCGTCTACATCAGCCTGTGTAAAGGTTGCACCTTCTTGTGAAACAACATTACTAAAATCCCACAACAGAAGAGATACCCCACCTATTGCTTGCTGTATAGCGTGGTCTGAAATAACAGCGTCATCAGGAACCTTATATAATGAAATATCATCTATAGTACCGTTCCAATAGTTTCCGTTTTGTATATAAGGATTAATTTGAATATAAAACTCACCATTACCCTCAGGAATCTCCGTTATATTAACAATCTCTGTGACTGTTCTATCCCTCGTTGTATCAAAGTGAGTACTTTGATAAATTTCAATGGCGCTATCTACAAAACGTAAGTTAACTAGTAGGTTTGCCCCTGTAGTATCACCTGATATTTTGTAGGAAAATATGTAATTTCCTGTTGTCGTTATATTGGTGTCGATTGAAGATGATCTATAAAGAGTATGACTATTACTCGTTCCACTGCATTTTAATCTCTCGTCAACAACACTCCAACTACTACCCAGAGTCCACCCATTAGGGTTGTTATCATTAAAGTTACCGTTACCAATATAGTTAGGAAGTTCTACCGATGAGGCAGCAAGAACCGCTTGCTCTCCAGCGTTGGATTCAGCAGCATTCGCAGCATCTAACAAGGCTTGTATAGCGTCTACATCAGCTTGTGTAATACCATCTTCTGGTGTTACTGAAGCAGCACCATCTGCATAAGCAGCATCTACATCTGCTTGAGATACACCATCTTCCTGATTTGCTAAAGCTGTTTCTAATTCAGTTTCTAAATTTTCAATAGTAATATCTGAAGCATCTAATAAGTCTTGTGCAGCATCTACATCTGCTTGAGTAGTACCATCACCTACGTTGGCTTCTGCTGTAGCTAAATCTGCCTGTAACTCTGCATTTAAAGCGTTTGCAGCGTCTAATAATGCTTGTACGGCATCCACATCAGCTTGAGTGACTCCGTCATCCCCTAAGTTCGCAACAGAGTTATCATACTCTTCTTGTAAAGATGCAACCTCAGCTTGAGCATCTTCTAGTTGAGTTTGCAAAACATCATTAGTATAAGCACTTATAGTATCAACCCTTACTGGGAGAACGTTACGTATAGTTGCTTTTGCCTCAGGCACAATACTCGCATCTTCAGAGTAAACTAAGTAAGCATAACTTCGATTAGTATGCGAGGAAGATGTCCAGAATTTAGTACCTTTTGGAGCTGTAGCTGGTGAAATAAAAGTAAACTCAACATTATCTGATGTTAAAGACGCTTTATTCTCAAAAATGTTTTTTAATTCAGTCCTAGAGGGTAAAAACCAGTCGGTATAACCGCCACCCTCGTAGTTATTACAAAACTCTGCTGCAGATTCAACACCATCATTTTGCTGGGCATAGCTATCGACAATTTTCTGAGTTAATTCTTGACCCCCTGTGGTTGAAGTACCCCCTTCTACGTTATCTACATCTGCACCCCCCCAAACAACTCGTGGGAAATGGTCACCGCCATAATGTGTGCCATCAGGGTGTAGATACCCATACGAGGAAGGGATTACGTAAAACTGATCATTAGCGGAATCTATATCAGCCACCACACCACCAGCAAGATTATTTCCAATAGCCACCTCACCACCAGCAGCTATCTGAGACTCCAACCCTTCAACTAGTGCTTGGGCTACAGCTAATTGTTCGGCTATTAGATCAACCTGCTCTTGGGTTGTAGCAGTATTTTGGTTGTTAAAAGCAGCTTCAGCCTCAGCCTTTAAAGCAGTGATGCTATTAATAAGATCTGTGTAAGACGATTGAACATTGTTTGTCGCTACCGTCCAAAGGGATGCTATATCTATAGGGGATAAGTCACTAGTCCCGTTTGCATAAGCTGTTGTAGCCTCATTGATAGCATTAATTTCGTTTGATATATCTGTAGTAAAATCACCAATACCATGTACGTGAGTCCAAAAATCGCTCATAGTTGTGAACGTAGGGTTGTCAGCAAGGTTATTCTTTAAGGTTATAACATTGCTAACTATATTCTGTAGTGAATCTAACTGAGTCTCTAAAGTAGTTCCTAACTCGCTAGTGGTAGTAAAAGCGAAAGCCTGATTTAAGCTGTCAATCATCTCTTGAACCTTATCCTCTATACCGCTACTAGTACTAGACAAAGTATCCCAAGCAGAAATTAAGTTATTCACAGACGTAAGACCATCTCCCTCCACTCCATACGATGCGTCTACACCAGTAACAGCCTCATAGATAGCAGCGTGTAAATCGTCTAATTGATCTTGTACTTCCTGGACAGCAGCTTCTTCGGAAGCCAGAGCTTCTTCAGAAGCATCTAACAAGTCCTGTGCAGCATCAGCAGCAGCCTGAGTAGTTGCTTCCGTATACTCTTCTTGGGCAGCTTGAAAGTCAGCCTCTGCATTAGAGGCAGCAGCGAGAGCTTCATCTAATTGATCTTGTAGGTTATTAATTTCCTCTTGCATTGCTGCAACTTCTCCAGCAGTATTCTCACTTTGCCCAGATAGTAAATTCTCAAGTATAGTAGCAATGTGGTTATTTACGTTACTCAACTGAGTGTTTAAGTCATCCTTGGAGGAGTTTATAGAGTCTGAAATCGCTAACGAATTTGCTGCGTCCATATCTACAGCCTCCTCTAGTTGAGCTATGTCAGAGTTGTAGCTATTCTGCATTAGGGTTAGCTTATCTTGTAAAGCTGCAAGATCATTTTCAAGACCGTTTATATTATCTTGTAAGTTTTCATTATCATCTGACAGGTTATCGTATGTTGCCCCAGATTGAATTTCAGATATAAGAGTGGCTTTTACCCCAGAAACAAAATTCTGTTGTACTAAGCTTATTTGACTTCCAGCATCTAGCTTATCTTTCACGCTTTCTGCACTCACATCAAAGCATAGGTTGAAGTGATTAACTGCCCTAATAGTTACTATAAGACTAGAAACAGGAGCTTTAAGCTCTGAGATGGTTAAGTTCTCCATCACTAGTTTATCCCCCTCAACAGGTATATTCTCGTGAGATGGAGCACTGGATGCAGGATCCCCGCATATAAGCTGGAAATTGTTTTGCCAAAGAGGTATATCACTTGCTGGTATTAACCATTGAAAATCAGAATCTGTTGTTGTTATAGCAGGACTTAAATTATTTCCGACCTTAAAGTAAAAAGGATTATTTTTAGCCCAAGAATAGGTTGATATATTTGCGGTTATTAGATAGGCTCTATCAGTTTTTATAGAGGCAGGAAATTGTTGGACTATATCTCCATCCCCCACAAAGGACATTGAACCCCCAACCTCAACGGTTATAATATTATCTTGAATGTCTACAGTATTAGAGTAGTCAACAAAATTCCCTAAAGAATCGTTTGAGTGATAATTATTTAGTAGATAAAAATCGTCAGTACTAGCGTTAGCTGAATTATTGAAAACACTCACAGACTCACCGTTAAGCTTAGTTCCAGAAGGAAATCCTGTCATAAAATTTCCTCCTTGAGTAGTTACAGTAGTTTTAAGGGGAGCACCAACTCCTGGAGATAAAATTTCAGAATCAAAGTTAGTAAAGTGATCTACTAAGGCTGTCGATAAACTAGTCTGTGCAGAAGAAAATTCAAAATCGTCACCTACATTAAATAAGTTTTCACCAAACTCAAAGAATGGTTCTACTGCAAATCCCCCACCTGTAAGTTCAGTCCAGGTAAATAAACTTAATTTATCATTAGTAGGGTCTTGAGGCGTTGTTGGCTCTGCCCCGTTAAACTCAAGTGTCCACTGAGTTAGATCCTGAGTACCATCAGTAGGAGTAACACCCACAGGGCTACCGTCTGTAGTAGTAATAGCATTATCCTCTCCTACCCCTTCAAATGAAACTGTTGACCCTAATGTCACATTGCCTTGCCCTTCTATCCACAGTCTCCCATACGGTGGGTACTCATCCACTGTAGAACTCCAGAATACCCCCCCAGAGTACTTCGAACTAAAGTCTAAGATAAAGTCTATTCCTGGATTATCTGCTGTAATTGTTATTTTAATCGTTGTTCCAGCAGCCACAGGGGTGTTTAAGGTGAAATCAACACTAGAGGATGCTGTTGTGTATTCTCCAGATGTCCTGTCAACAATAGGGATATTCTTACTTAGCGTCCCATCAACGCTATTAAATAGATTATATATAATCTCAAAGGTATTCTCGTTCTGAATTGAATTGCCTACATTATCCCACGAACTAAAGACTTCAATTTGACTATAAGCATGACCCAGAGGAACCCTCTGATTAGACTCGTTTACGTTAAACATTGTAAATTGAGCTTCTCCTCCTACTTCTAGTTTATTAACCGTAATAAAAATATCTTGAGAGTATTGTGTTGCTTGCGGAGGATGCTCCTCTATAAACCCGTTCTCATCTATTTCAATAATCTGATCAACAGTTTCATTTATAAACTTAAAAGGAACAACTTGAGTTGACTCAATGTTTTCTACAGAACCAGAAGTACCGTCAGATGACGCTACATTTCTAATGTTCTCTGCGTGTCTATAATCACCATTCTTAATAAGTCGTGGATCAGAATCTTTATCCATACCACCCGTAAATACTCTCTTATCTTGTGCCATTCTTTATTAAAACTTTGGAGATTGTTTAAAAGATTTTCTAGAAGTCTGCATAGCAGTTTCTTTACTGAAATTCATCATTCTAGCTCTAGCTAATCTTTTCTCATTGTAATAAGCTCTTTTAGCCATTTTCTTCTCGTTAGCAGGAACTCCCCTCTTTCTTTGGATGTACTTGTAGTATACATAACATCGCAAAGCTTCCTCGCAAAACTTGTGTACGCTTGGCTTTGAGCCTGTAACCCCTAACTGAACAAGTTCTATCGCAGCGGCTAAAGGTTTTGCACCTTCAGTCTGTGACCCATCATAGTTAGCCTCTAAAGCTTCAGTACTATTTTCTTTTACTGGGATAAAGACTGGATTAGAGTAAGTTAAAGTAACAAATTCGCCCGACTGAGAAGCTTTAAGGTACTCACTATAAGGGGGTACCCTATGTTGGGGGTGCCCCTCGTTTATCAAGGTAGAAAACGCCTCTGCAATCTGGCTGTCTGTACTATTAATGTCATTTGTCTGGATTGTCACTGGAATATACGTTGCGGCTTTCAATAAGTTAGTTCCCTTAATTTCTGCCCCCAACTCTCCTATTGATTTAAATGTAAATTCTAAAGTATTGTTTGAATAAACAGGATTAGGAATGATGAGTTTAGTTTGTTTATTTGACCCACCCACTTTGACAGAACTCCCATTCATAAATGCCAATCTTATAACGTGGTCTTGACCCTGCACCTCAGTAATACCATCAGAGATATACTCCATAAAGATTCTCTTGCCAGCTAGGTTCGAGGAAAAACAAATCCTCCCGTCATTTCTATTTATTCTATAGTATCCTAAATCATTATTTCCCCCGCCTTGTCCATACTTCTTTCCTAGGTCTGCGTGGTAATAAGGGTTATTTTCGTTTAAAGAATCATCGTTAACTTGAGGTGACACGTTAGGATCTAGACTTAAGTTAGGATTAGAGGAGAGTGGGTGAAAATTTCCGTCAGCACCTTTGAATCCAATTCTTAATGCTTTAACGTAATCATCTGGAATTGGAACTGCCAGATGACCTGCCGCCGAGGGGTAGTCAATAACGTTGAGTGTAGTTGTTTTAACTTCTTGCTCAGTATCAAATTTCAACTCTCTTAATCCTTGTAACGCTAACAATCTTAATTGGTGAATCTTAGCCTCCTTATCGTAAGAAGTATCATCCATCAATAATTGAAAGTCATTAACTATTTCGTCTATACTTGTATAATCTATTCCTGCCATAATTAATTATCTTGTTGTATTTCTTTACCTGAAGCGTATTGTACTACGTCTGCCTCCCTAAGATTAACCCCTAAGTATTCTAATATTTTAACGACTAGCTCCCCATGACATCTTGCACTTAGAGTGAATTGAGATGAAGTGCTGTGATTATATACAGGCTTTCCAGATACAGAAACATAAGACCACTCTGGTTTATTCTGATACCTGTAATAATACACAACGCACCTGCTTATAGTCTCTGGAAATAAAATTATCCTTTTACCTCCTGATGAAGCTCCACTAATTAAAGCTATAGGATACGACATACTAGGCTTAACTAAGCTACTTCTAAGGATTTGATTAACAGTATCAGGAGTAACTATATCTACAGGTACGTTAGTACTAAGGTTGTGTTCTTCATCGCTTTTTATGGTGATGTGAGATATATAGTCCATTGTCTTATCAGTATAAGTTCCGTAAGAAGGGTCGTTAGAATTACTAAGGGTTATCTCCTCTATTCTTGAAAAATGTATTAAATCTTGCTCTGCTATTTCAGGGGCTAATCCTTTTGCGTAATATCCTGCAACCTTCTTAGGTTGAGACTTCTCTTTAACTATATCTAACCTTTTATTGTATAACTCTAACTCAGCTTGTTGTGCGAGTAAATTAAAATCTGAAGGAGTTATAAAACCTCTCTGTTCCTTATTAGCAAAGATTTGTACTAACTTGTATACTTCGTTAATCGTCATTATCTTAATATTTATTCAATAGCAAAAATACAAAATAAATCGGTATAATAAAAAAAAGAGGGCATAAAGCCCCCTTTAATTAAATATATTGTATTATATCATTATCCATTAAGGGATTGGAGTCTTCGCTCTATCTCAGCATATATCTGTTCTCCCTCGCCTTCAGAGCAAAAATCTACCATTCTTTCGATAGGTTTTACCCCGATTGCAGGAACACAGATAGTATTACCTGAAGATACCCACGTTACTCCTGTCTTCTTCATAGATATGATACCTGATTCTTGAGCCATCAATAATAGTTGCTTCATTTCTGTACGAGGATCGTTCATACCTGCTAAGAAAGCTGTAGGATTCTTCTCTGCCTCAACCTTCATGTCCCAGCGAATCTCGTCAACACTCTTGTTGGTACTAACACCTAACACCTTAGCATACCCCACAAGCTCATTTAAAGGCATTTTAAGAGCACTTTGTACAGCGTCCATAACATCAGCCACCTGAGCTATTCTGTCCTGTGCGTTCTTCTCATCGTCTTTAATAGTGAACATTATAGACTTAGACTTAATCCTATGTGGATTACTTCCGTTAGCGTTACACGTATCTAAATACTTTTTAAGGGTAGGGTTTGTGTGATCTACAAAAATAAAACCGTTAGTAAAAGCAATAGGCTCTCTCATTTTTGCAGTTTCTGGGTGGTCATCTACAAATATAGATGCTTCTCCAGGGACATATCTAATCTTTCTATTCTGCCCAGTTTCAGGGTCAAATATAATATCCTCAGCCTTTAGCAAAGAAACTACAGGGTATTGAGGCATTCCATTTTTCTTTTTAGCTTTAGAAACTAAATGATAAACAGAAGGTTTATACTCTTTTTGTTTGTTTGTAAATTGAGGAGTGAATTTTTTTTCTACTACGGGAGCTTTAGCTTCGACCTTAGTATTCGTAGGAGGTGTAACCGCCTTACGAGTGTTTGTTTTTGTTGTCATAATAAATTTCTAAAATTAACTTAAAGTTTGGTAAAAGGAGGGGATTGCTCCCCTCCAATAAATATAATTAATAGTTTCCTATTAAGCTCCTTCAGTAAATGCTACTGTAGAAATGTCTGCGTGAGAAGCACTAACCTCATACACAGCAGTATCAATTTTAACTGCAGCTTTTAGGATTTCATCCAAAACCTCTTGAGCTTTACCAGAGGTAACAGTAAGAGTTACATTAGAGCTAGAGTTGTCAGCAATATCAATAGGTGATACGTAAAACACAACAGTAGTTGCAGCAGTAATGTAAGCACCTTTTATATTGTCAACTGTATAAGCGTGCTGATCAGCAGCAGCATCCTTAAATCTAATAAATTTCGCCATTTTCTTAATTGTTTAAAAAGTTAATAATTATGATTTCTTGAACAATAAGAAACGGTTAGGAGCAAATCCTTCAAAACCACGCTCAGTACGATAGTTACAACGTAACTCATCAGTTGTACTTGTTGGATTTTTAAGAACTGCAGAACCTGTTAACCAGTGCTCCATCTCACGAGAGTATCCGTTAGCTGCTTTGTATCTCATACGTAGCGAAGGGATTTTCTCACCAGACTTAGCATCTTTCTGTGAATCCATAGGAATACACATTCCGTAACCATTGTAGTTAAAGCCAGTACCACCTAACAAGTCAGGACGATTAAATAGGTCGTAAGTTTTCTTGTGGAAAGTGTAACCACCACGAGAGAACGAGTTGAAACCTAAGTTTAACGCAATATCTTTGTTATTAGCAAAAGTACCATAGTTAGCACCACCTGCAGCGTAAGCTCCTTGAGACGCTAATAAGTCATCAATATCTAAAGACAAGTTAATACCAGCGTAAAGAGCCATCTCCTTAGCACCACGATATTTATCTAAAGACTTAACAGCAGCGTCAAAATCAGCCATTGTAATCGCAGAAGAACCTAAATCCATAGACTGTCCTTTATTTTCAATGAAAGGTAAAAGACCTTCTGTAGTAGTTACTGTACTTGAACCTGTGTCTGTATCTGCACTAGTTAAAGTACCATCACCAGCAGACCCAATAATCATTGCTAATTCAGCATAATCTTGGAATCTTTGGTAAGTATCAGCTTCACCTTTTAAGTACCATAAGTAACCACCGTCAACCTTCACATAAACTGCGTTAGTTGCTTCAGAACCAGAAACGATAAACGATTCCTTGATAATTTGTGTACTATTTTGGTATTGGTGAACACGAGGCGTAATACCACCTGGTTGATCTGTTTGTTCTGCCCAAGCGTTACCTACAATACAGAATTTTGTATCTGCAGTAGCAGTACCTAAAACACCATCAGACACCGTTTTAATTGTAAAATCGTCAGTTGGTTGTGCTGCATCTGCTGCTGTAACATAGTACAAAGCACCTGATCCACCCATAATAATATCACCATCTCGCAAAGCAGTATTACCAGTATCATCTGCTTGATCGTCATAAGCAGTGTCAATAGTAAAATCACCTGAAGAACCCATTACAGCAGTAAAATAATTATGAAGAAGAGTTTCTTCGTAATGCTCATAGGTTTTAGATGAAGTTTCTTTTTTAGAACCTAAAAGTTCCATTAATCCAGTGATACCTTGATCACCATATCGTTTGATTAGCTGCTCATCTACATCACGAGAATGCAAAGCTTGCCCTGCATCGGTAGTTCCGCCATCCATTCTTTTAACAAGATCGACTGAACTAACATAATTGTTTGTAGTGGCAACTGCAGCGTTAGATGGAGTAACTGAAAAGTTACCGCCTCCTGCTGCTAAACTTACTGTAGCCATGTTTTTATATTTTTAAAATAAATAATTAATTTTTTTTTCCTAACCAAGAATTTGTCTTCTTAACAGGTCCAGAGTTGATGTTTGTTTTTGAGGAGCCTCTTGTTTATCTTGTGTAAACGATGGGTTCTTAATCTCGTTAATTACGCTCTCTGTTCCTTTACTCCTATACTGATTAGCTACACCTCTAACAATCTTGTCGATGTTATTTAAAATGTACATATCT